AGCAGTTGCTGAAACAGTGTTAGCTGCAACGGTTTGCTCGGTGTCACTTCCAAGCTTTGAGACGCCTAAATATTGAGTTGTCGCTACAACAGTATTTGGCCCTGAACCGATGAGGTCTAATTTATCAGTAAATGCCTTACCGCCTATTGCTAAGACATTAGAGCCATCACCAATGTAAAGTTTTTGTGTGTCCGCTTTTGAACTATATGCAAGTTCACCAGCCGATAGAGAAGAAGGAGCTATTGTGCTTGTACTTCTTTTAATCTTGATTGTTTGTGCCATTTTTAAGCCTCGTTAAATTTTAAAAGTTACCCGCATCCAACACTGAGTTGGGGTCTAGGTAGTTCTCATCGTTAGTAAAAGCCGACACAACTGTAGGCGTGGATATAGTAAAACTAGGTGTTACCCCTGTGACTGTTGTAGAACCAGAACCAGTAAGTACCACCGATGATGCAGCCGATGCAGCCGCCAAAACGGCAGACTGAGCCGCTGCGGATGCAGATTGAGCCGCATCATTCTTAGATGACAGCGCATCTGCCGTGTAAGCATCTGTCGTCGTTTGCGTTGGAGACCCTTGATAAAAACCACCAGAGGTATCCGTCTGAGCTGCTGAATTCTCAGCTATCGTTGACTCAGCAGAGCTAGTTGAGCCAACAACCGTGCTCTCAGGATTCTGACCATAAAATCCAGCCATATTAGTACCCGCTATTTACTTGTGGTGTTGAGCCAGCAAACTCTGAGTCTCTTGCATGTTTAATTAATCGTGCAAAGGCTTGCTGATACCCAGCCTCCCACCGTGAGCCGTCAGAGCCTAAAAAGTTACTAGCCTCAACAAGAGCACCGTACAGATAAAGTTCTGGTGCTGTGCTCAACATGACGTTAGTCGTGGTAGTTGCACTGAGCCGTCCAACGTCGTAGTAATAAATCATACGAACCTCATCAGAGGCAGCTACCGTCGGAGTTGGAAAGAATTTAAGCCGGTAAGTCTCACGCGCAAAGCACGTTGGTGTACCCGCTGCATCAACATATGAGTAAAGATCAGTGAGAGACACTCTCTGCAAGGGGTTGTAGTTAAAGAAAACATCTTTAACCTCTAAAAAATCACTAGGAATAGTCGCGTAACCATCTGAGCTTAGTGTAAGTAACACCGTCTTCTCATTAGTAGGAACGCGTACATCATGGAATATGCGGTTCTCCGCAAGTTCAATAAAATCTGGTATCTCAGTTAAAAGGTCGGTTCTGTTAAGCCAATTAGCCACTGAGGCTTTGAGGCCATCATAGTTAGCTAGGCTCATAGTCTGCCACCACCTGTTCTAAGGTAAGCCCACTCTGGAGAGTTAAGCTTTTTCTTCATGCGCTTTAAATCTTCACGGTTTGGAGCCATAACGTTAATGCCTTCTTTCATCCACTCCATAACAACTACAGAGGGTATGCTTGCAACACGTTGAGTTTCACCCATACGTTGCCCTTCAGCCTCCTCACGAGCTTTTTTATTAGCCGCAAGAATTCCACTGACATCTTGTGAGTGGCTTACAGTAATGCTGTCGTTATTAGTGTCGTGGTCAATCCGATCAAAAAGTTCGTCAGACATAAATACCTCATAAATAAAAGGACAGCCCCCGAAGGGACTGCCCAGTTTCATCATTAAGCAGTTAGTGCGTTGATAAGACCTGACGCCTTGTTGTTTTCACAAACAAGAGTCTGCTCTGTGAGCATTTGTCTTTTATCGGAGTCACCAGTTTTAGCAAGTACAATTGACTGCATTGGACGCAGAACGGCACGAGACCAGTACTCTGTGTCTAGTACAAGACAAGTGTTTGCAGCTAGGAATCGATTAGGAACAATTGAAACCTCTCCGAATGGACTCACGTAAACGTCCACGACGTTAACTAACGTAGTGCCAGTGTTGAAGTCACGCTCTCGACCTGAAGATGCTGCGAAACCAGCAACGATTACAGAGTGAGATGGAGTAACCTGTACTTGGTTAGGATCGCCGCCCTCGTTGTAAACAGCCTGAAGGTTACCCAAAAGCAAAGTTTCAGTGAAAGTTCGGTTAGATCCAGCAGTGCTAGTGGTGTCAGCGTGAATCTGGTTTTGAGCTGAAGTCATCTGACGAGCAGTTGATCCATTTCCAGCAGTACCGGCCTGAAGAGCTCCAACAAACGCGTGCTCTATATCACGACGCATTTCTTTTCCTTTCTTAGCAAGTTGGAAACTTAATTCTGAACTTCGGCCATACTTATCAACCGCTTCAGCAGTACCAGAAGTCTGTACAACCTTGGTAAAGATCTGAGTGTGGTTATTTTTAAGTTCAGTCTGCTCAACGCTAGAGGCTCCAGCGTCTGCCCCTTCAACTGCCGCATTAGATCCAACTGCTGCAAGAGAATCTTGCTGCCATTGGTGCAAAGTAGCTGAAGTTGAGCTTGATCCGATAGAAGAGGTAAATGGGGTCAATGTGGGTGTGATGTCGTAGATAATATCTTCGATCATCTCTTTTTTACCTACCTGATCGTAGGTCTTGTAAGTGTTAGCAATAGTAGCCATGTTGAAAATTCCTAAATTAAGAGGTTCGATTTAAGAGGGCTTGAACTGCATCTTCCATTCGACCTGATTTCTTTAGACGTTCACGCGCTTTGCGATAGGTCTCTTTCTTTCCAAGGTCTTTTGGTTCTGCTTTCTTGCCCGACAAAGTTTTTTTAGGAGATGCCTTTACCTTCTTTTGCGTCTCCGTCTTCGCCCTATCAAACTGCATAGCTTTGTACATTGCCGTGATGGATCGGTGATCTGTAATACCGTTGAACTCTTCGCTAGAAACACCTAAAGCGTCTTTTGCGTACTCTCCAATGGAGTAATACAAATCGTTGTTCCAGTTAGGGATTGTAGACTTCAGGACAGTCAGGCTCTCGGTCGCTTTTTCTTTAACCATTGCCTGTTGTTGATCTTGAACTCGCTGTTGATGCTCATCCGCTTGAGACTTAATAAAGTTAAAAGTCTGTTGCGTCTGCTCATACATAGCCTTTGCTTGCTTGTATTGATCAGGGTTTTCAACTGCGGCTTGCTCCCAGTTCACATTGTCAAAGCGTGAAAGGTCAGCTCCAGCAGCAGTTAAGAGGGCGCTAAGTGTGGATTCGTAAGACTTGGTTTGTTCTTCAGCGGCCTTACGCTGTTCAGCGACAGCTTGCGTCTTCTTTGTGTAATCACCTTGGCGTAAATAACCTAACTTAATCTCTTCAACTGACAGCGTCTCGCCATCAACCTCGATCATACCCTCAGTTATTAATTCAGGTTGCTCCTCGCCTTCTTCTGAGTCTTCCTCGGTTGGGTCTTCTTCGACCTCCTCGGTTAACTCCTCTTCTGGCTCAGTTTCCTGATCCTCCTCGATTACTTCGTCAGTAGCCTCTTCAGCTACTTCTTCCTCGTTACTAGGCTCTTCGGTTTGGTCATCTGACTCCAACACAGCCGTAAGTCTTGAGATAATGTCACTATTATCGACTTCAGGTGAGTCCGGTGTGGTTTGCTCGTCTGACATCGCTTGACTCCTATTTTACTCTACTTCTTGTTGGTTTGCCAACTCGTAGTTGTTAATTAAGCCAGCAAGCTGCTGAACAAACATCTGACCAGCCTTGAACATCATATATAGACGCTCACGCTCCTCATTTGCCTCTGGGGGTGTAGCTACAATTTGCTGTATCAAACTGTTGTTTAATGCATCAAAAGCAGCGTTAAAACTGTTGTTATCAAGCATCTGTTTTGCAGAATTAGCCTGATCAGCCATTTCGCCCATATCGTCTTCAATTATTGTTTCTTCACTCATTTTAAAACTCCACATATGTGGTTGGTTAAAAGACTACTCAGCGTAGTCTCGTGGGTGGCCTCGGTAGCGTTGTATCCTTGTCTACCTTGCCTTCTTTCCATTTCTGGAAATCGTCATACGCTTGCTTGCGTGTTTTTTTCTTGCCGTATTTTTTTTGAGCAGCTTTCTTTATAAAGTCCTCAAGGGCTTTCACATCAATACTCATAATTTATCCAATGGTTACATTTCGGTTTTGAACTTTTTCAACAGCCAGCTCTTTCTCATCCATCTGCATGTCATGCTTTTGCTTTTCAACATCCATCAACAGTCGGCTGTCTTTCTCTTCTTCAACGTGCTCTTGTTTCTGCGTTTCCAGAACCATCTTGTGCTGCTCTTTTAATATGTCCAGTTCAAGCTGCCCTTCCATGACACTGACCTGTCGAGAGGTAATGTCTGCATTAAACTCAAGCTGCTGTTGCTGTTTTAACTCAGCTTCTTGTTGAGCCTGTTGCTGTTGCTGCTGCATCTGCTGGAACTCAGGACTGTTTGGATTGAACAAGTACATATCTGCTGATTTAATATTCAACAACTCAAAGGCTCTACTGATCATGGCATGGCGCTGTGGAGCTCCATACATACCGCCAAGAGATGGGTCGTTAGGATTAGCTGTAAACTGTTGATCTAAGCTTAAAAGCATCTGCGCTTCTTGCGCTTGCTCTTCTGGTGTTAGTGCAACCGCTACAGACATCTCCGTGCGATCACCTAAGAACTGTGGATTAACAGGAACAAACTGTCCGTCCAACTGAATCATTTTCTGTTGCTTTTCGTTCTCTACCGCTAACTTGTATATGTCAAACATCAAAGGCTTTAAAAAGTTCTCTGCAAAATTTCTGCACATCACCATGATTCGACGGTTACTAGCATTCATAAACTGCGTAATTAAGTCAGAGCTGTTCTGCTTACTTACAACCGTAGAGTCCATACCTCTAGCCATACGACTCATACCAGAACGCGCTTCTTTCTCAGTCTCCAGTGACTCCATAGCCTGAAAGACTGTGCCTGATAGGTTAGGCATCGCCATTGGCCTCACCACACTCTCAGGATTAGGACTGTTCACATCAATCACCGCACCAACCCTGTTATCCAATAAGTCCCGTGGGTTTTTAACAAGTGATAGGTTGGCAACAAACCGCGAGGTGTTTGTCATAAAGGTGTGATCTACAACGCCACGCTTTAAACTTGATTGTGTCTTCTGTATATCCACCAACACATCTGCAAGGCTCATACCGTGGAACCTGTGAGGTAATGGGAATGGCGTGAAGTACCTAAAAGGCTTCTCGCTGACCATCTCAACGTCCAATAAGGTTCTGCGGCTGTGCAATACCTTTAAATAAACACATTTTTTAAGGTCTGAGCGATACTTTTTAAGATATGACTCGTAAATAGTGACGTACTCTCTGTCATTATCTACCTCATCGGCGTCATCGTGACGATAATTGTCTACAGAATCACGACCAAGCGATCCATCCTCCTGTAAATCCTTATCTTCTTGCAGTTTTGCCACAATCTCAGGGTCATAGCCCTCACTTAACAGCTCTCCGCGTGTGCGACTTGTTCTGTGAGAGCAAAAATCAGCATCATTCTCATCTGTTGCACGCGGTGTGATCAAAAAATCCTCTGGCGGTATGACTTCAACGCACACTTTTGACTTGTCTATCTTCCGAGCAATCTCTCCGCTGTACATTGTCTGTTGAATCGCTACAGGCTCACCGGTTTGCGGGTCTTGTACCTGTGCCATGACCGACTCTTCAGCAATCTCCATGATTGTTACAGCGGGGTCAGATGCCAACATAGAAAAACTAGCCTCATCTAGTCCCTCAAACGTCTCTTCCTCATACTCGTAGTAGTTTTTGTAGTACCTTTTTACAATCCCCGTTTTAGCTAATAGTGCATCGTGAATTACATCGTGTAACACTTTCGTGCCGTTGTTCTCTCTGTAAAAAATATAGTTAGCTAGTGCAGTTGCCATCTTTGCTGGCATAAAATCCTCTGCGGTTTGGGGATCAAACCGGCACACGTTGCGGTCAGCAGTAAAAGTCTCCATCATCATAGCTTTGACGCTCTCAGTAGCATCAAAAACATCCATCGAAACGTGCTGTGAGCGCCCTGCTCTCTCATTCCCTAAAGGCTTACCGTAATAGTACCGATGTCCTTTGTTCCGCTGCTCACCGATCTCACTTTCAGCGTATGAGTCAGCAGCATTAATACTGTTCTCAAGTGTTGCCAATAACTCTTTATCGTTTATATCAGTAGCTATATTCATAACTGGTGTGGTTACCTCGCCCTGTTGTCATTGCCTCACGCTCTGCCTGATTCTGCCCAAAGCGTGTAACTGAAATTGCTGCATAACGTGTTGCATCCATAAGGTCGTCATGCTCTTTATGTATCTTTCCTTTTTTCCGGTGATACCGCCGAAACTCCTCAAACCATGGAGCCAAATTGTTGAACACCTGTAAGCGCCCAGTTCTGAATCTCTCTAACATCTCCATCAATGCGGGCTCAACATAGTTAGTGCCGTCAGGATTTGTAAACTTCCCGATCATCAGCACCCCCGCCTCAAGATATAACTCAGCCAGCGTGCGACCGCTGCCCTTCTCTGTGTTATCACCATCGTGAGGATAGATAACAGGGATGTCCTTACCTCGACTCTTTATCACCGTGGCATGAACTGCTGGTATCTCACCCTCTTTCCGATAGGCGTCATACACATAAATCGTGTCGTTATCTGGGTTATAAGCCGTCCACACACAAGTCGTGGGGTGCGTTATGCCAAAGTCCACAGCCGCCAACTTCTTATAATGCGCTGGTATCTCAAACGGCTCACACTGCACAGCCTCCTCTGCAATTGGAAACACCATGCCCTCACCAAGAACAGGTATGCCCTTACTCCGCATATCCCTCTGGTACTCAGGTATTGCAGCTAGTAACTGCGCCTTAGTCTCATCGGTTATATGCGGTGCGTCATTCCATGTAACATTCTGTAAATATTGACCTTCCGCGGGATGATCCATGAACTGACTTACCAGCTCAGTCATACCGTTCTCAGGAGTCAAAGTACCGACGAGGAAACCACCCTTCCCGTCATTACCAGTTGCTGTTCGAGTTAGACACTGTGGGTATATTGCGGTGTCGGTTGGCTCCTCGTCGATCCATATATAGTCTTGACTTGATCCCATAAGGACATGCTGTCCCTGAGTGTAAGACTTAAAACTCACAGTGGATGTGTTACCAGTGGCATACCTCACAGCCACATCCCTTGGTAACCTTGGCGTACCCATAGCCGGTGTGACTTGAAATATAAGCTTTTGTGGTATCAGACCTGACCCATCAAACTTACCTTCACCAAGGTACATCCCCATCAACTCTTTAACAATTACATCTCTTAGCTGCTCACCTGAAACACCCAAGCACCAAATCTTTGTGGGTCGAGTGAATTTGACACCCTCCCACCAATCTGGATACAAGCCTGTTAAATGGAATGCAACCTCCGCGGCCTGTGATGCCGTTTTGCCTACGCGGTTAGCTGCCATCAACATTCTTTGCTTGTTGGTCTTACCAGCCTTGTAAAAATCTTTTTGCCAATCGTATGGATCCCAATAAGCTAAACGGTTTTGAGCTTTGTGGATTTTTACTATGCGGATAGCCTCCGCTATTTTTTCCGCCTTATTTTTCTGTGCGGTACTAAGTTTTGCGGATGGTTTTTTTGAAGTCTTTTTCACAGGAGCTTTTGCCATTAGTAACGCCCCATGTGTATCTCGATATATGGAGACGTACTGCCCCAGACGGGAGTCCCATTTTTGCG